TTATTTCTGCCCCCCGACTACAGGTACAACCACGATCTTCCTGTTGTAACGTGCGGTTTGTTTCACGTCCTTATGCCCTGAAATTTCCTGTTTGGTATATATGTTGCCATCAAGATCAGATATTCCTTTTGCTTTTAAGTCATGAAAAGTGAAATCAAAATCTAACTCTGGAAATGCAGCCTTTGCATCTTGCTTGGCTTTGAGCCACCTACTGTTAAACCCATCTCTCGTATATTTTGCTCCCGATGGTTGATGAATAACAAATATGCTGCTCATTCCTGATTTGAGGGGCAGGGTAGAAGCCTGAGCTATGACGTCCTGCAATCTTGGCGACCATCCCTTTATCTGGGATACAGATGTTTTACTCTGCTTTATAAGAATGCCTTCATCGATTATCTGGCTCTTCTTTAGCTCAAGTATGTCCGCCTGACGAGCACAACAGAGATAAGCCAGTTCCATTGCAATCTTGACCATATCAGGAGCAACACTGTACAGACTGGAGTATTCAGCATCGGTGACATAGCGATCACGCGCTTTTTCTTTAAACTGTTTTACGCCCTTAGTCGGATTTTGTTTAACAAGGCCGCGCTCATATCCCCACCGGAACACCCGGGACATGAACGCTTTCTCCCGGTTAGCTTGAGTGCGGCTTCTCAACCCCCTCTTGTCCATGTACTTCCTGATATGCTCTGGTTTTATTGAATCCGAAGGCATATCCCCAAACACGCTTAAAACCTTCAGCGAATACTTTCGGTAATCCTTCTGCGTCTCAGCCGCCAACTCGTAGAAATCAGGTGACTTGAAAAAGCGCTCAGCCAATGACTTATAATTCTTTATGTCAGGCGTTTCATTAATCAACGCTTCATAAGCGGCCCATACTTTTGACTGAGGACTGCCAAGATCACAAAGACGCATCGCACCACCATTTTTAGGGTGGAACTCATAGGCAGACTTGCCCCGATATACTCGAGGCGGCATCCAACAATCTTCTTTATTTTTTCTGGTACGGGCCATTAATCAAGGGCTCCAAAGTTCGGCTCATTGAGGTCAGGCATTTGCTTGCTGCGTGAAGAAAGAGGGTCATTGAAGTGCTGCCAGGTAGTTCTTGGTCTCCCATCTCTGCGCACCATGAAAAAAATTCCTGCTTCCTTTAAACACTGACATTGCTTTGACGGAATTTTGTATCCTGTTAATTGCTCGATTTCATCATCAGAAATAATGTCATTATTTGAATGGTTCATTTTCCACACACTCCCGCTGCAACAGGTTAGAAAAGCCGCGACAGGTCACGGCGCTATAACCAATTTCGTTTCATGCCAGCCCAGGCTAACCCAACAGGCTGACTCTTCTTTAAGTGGGCAATCCTGCACAGGCAGGCAATCACCACACTTACCGCACTGGCGCTTACTCATCGATTTGAACTGGCTTCGGACCCGCGCATCGTCCTGGCGAATAAGCAGAGCGATATACTCTGCCATTTCGTAGGGCTCACGACCCGGACGGCGAGAGTTGCAGTTTTTATCCAGCATCGCCAGTTCCTGCTCATCAAGAACAATTTCCAGCTTTCTGACACCTGCAGCGGCCTGTCTGGCTCGCTGCTCTGCTTTGCGTTCGGCGGATGATTTGGCCATCAATCAAACCTCCAAATGTAACTGAAAAGACATGCGATCACGTTTTTCACAGTAAACAAGTGATCCCGGCGAGTTATGAGACTCAATGCGCTCGACCAAAACGGATGCGCGTGTCTCTTTTGAAGCCGGTGAATAAGCGCCAGACCAGGCTTTATCAATACCAATATTTCGCGCTACGTTGGTACTGTCAGCGCTCGCCAAGGGCAGTTTGGTAAAGATGAGCGGATTCAGCATGCGTAGGCCATGAAGCTTTGCCACTGGCTGTCCCTTTACGTCTGTAACATGCCTGATTAATTCCTTCATGCGTGACACGGCTAGATTAGGACGCTTAACGTCATACTCACCGCAACTACCAATCGCAACGCGCGGATACTCATTGCAGAGTCGGATAAAGCGATCATCGCTCTCGTTCATGTGCCAGACCGGAACGCCGAAGAAATCACCATGCGGCCACTCATCCAGTAACGCTTCGTTCTCCGCCTCACCGCCATCGATGACGTCGGGGATGATCGCAAAGTCGAAGCCAGGATGATTTTTCCAGCGCGCCACGAACTCGTAATAATCCTCCCAGTCGATTTTGTTTTTGCCAGCTGCTTTCCAAGCAGTAAACGCGCCGTTATCAACGGCAAATGACTGGCACACCTCTGACGCCAGGTTTATCTGATCTCTATGAGCGAAAGAGATAAAAGCATGCCGTCCTCTCCACGCCTTTAACGCAGCCACGTCTGGTGTAATTGGACCACCGTGGTAGTGGATCATCCGTTCACCTCCACACGCTTAAACTCAATGACCCACACCCACGGGTTAGCCTGCCAGCTGTCAACGCCGTAGATTGATTGCCACAGTTCCTGAAAACACCGCTTAGGGCATGAATAGCGAGTTTTGGCCGCTGACGATGTTCTGTATGCAATGTCATCCAGTGGGAATTCATTCTCTCGCCAGTTGTATTCTTCCCGGAACAAGCCTTCTCGGCACGCATCGCGATGGCTTATAGAATTCAGCCGCTCCACACGCACGCCGGTAATCTCCAGCGTTATGCGGGAAGCCCAGCGCGGCATGTGGACGGATGGCGTCCACGTATCGATTACTGCTGGTTTATTGCATTTCTCAATTGGCACCCGGTGCACCTGCTGCGTCCAGCTTTGCTGCTCACTGGCTTTATAAACCAGGGTGGCCACATCAGTTGCCCGGCTGTGCACGCGAAACGTCTCACGCACCCACAGGCGATCACCTACTGCACCGAACGGGCATTTAGCGAGAAATTGCTCATGCTTATAGTCTTGCCAGGTGCCGCTGCGATCACGCATTGAGAACACATAGTCCTGATACCATTTGTCGCCAGGTGCACGATAGGAAATGCATTCGTGACCGCGAACCTGCATGTTTTTGGCTGGTGACTGAATAATCCGCCGCGTCTGTGTTTTCCTGCCGTCCAGAACTGCACGAACCATTTCGGCGTTTAAGAGGATTGGGCGCTCACGCATGGCTGGACTCCTTTTTGGCTTCATAGGCAACGCAAGCGGGACAGACCCAACCCTCTCCACGTATTTTCTTCCAACCCGCAGACTTGCAATCGTCTACTAACTCTTTATGGGATAAAGTTAAACCACGCTGAGAATCGTCAGACATTACGCCTGGGCCTTCGTTATCATCTGACCAGCAGCGGAATCCATCATATTCAGACCTGCCCGCACCGCGCCTTTCGCATCTAATTTCTAACCAAATAGCCATCACACACCTGCCTTAGCACGAAGCCAGATGCAGACCGCGCCATCATCAGTGTCATGGATAGAGCCTACAAACCAGCCATCACCCGGAGGTGCTTCAGGATTCCATGTTGAGAGGTCGTAACCATCAACCTCTGGTTCTATTTCTTCCTCGTCGCGATAATCAACCTTCCACTCAAGGCCTTTCGCTTTCATCCACTGATTGAATTCTTCAGTCGGGATATATTCACGGCCATCACAGAAGACCAGATAGTCAGGGTGTGACCAATAACCATATTTGTCGCGTTCAACGTGCACCGGATTAAGCGTCATACCTTCAGGTTCAGGCAAAGGAATCCAGCCAATAGGGTCAAGAGCACTGGTTGAAGTGGTTTTTTCATTTCCGCACCATTCCTTCCAGGAATCCCTGCATGAGTATGCCTCTACCCAGCGTGTTCCCGTCCTCAGCGTTACATAGCGATTTTGAATGTCACGCGTAGCTAACGTGTAAGTCAGCATCAAAAAGCGTCTTCCGTCTCGCGGTGCTTCAGAAATATCGCGCATAACGCAAGAGGAAGAGAATTGCTTTTGTAACTCATCTCCACGGACGATGGCGCAATCCAGACGAGTAGAAAGGGCAGAGACAAGCTTTGCGATTTCAGTAAGTGGCATATCAGCATTAAGCGCTTTAGCGAACTGATGGCCGGCTTCAACAAGCTCTTTGTTTGATTTATTCGATAACATGCTGGCGGCCCTCAGTGAAAAACGATGTTGCAGTTAAGGCGCTCAGCTTCGTTCTGCGCCCTGATAGGATTTTTGATAACGGTACCGTCAGGCATCAGCCAGCCATTGAGCAGATGGCTATAGGGCAGGGTGATACCGTCCAACGGTGATAGGGTCGTCTGACTTTTCCATGAATACTCCACACACGATTTTTGGTTGCACTAATCCCTTGCCGTAGATGGCAATAAAACTTTTGGGATTTAGTTAATTGGCTGCTGGGTTACTGCAACAACCCAGAGCCGGGCCTCCACACACTTGAAGGCTGTTGTGACATGTCACAACGGAAAGAGCACTGCCGGTGTCCGAATTGAACGGACCTTTTCCCTGCCCAACCCTCTCTTTTAAGAGAGCTGTTCGGAATTGAACCGACACTTACGCCTTGCTCGTCAATGCTCTTACCTGTTGTGTGCCGGGCGGCTACTTCGTGTGTCTCCCGCCTGTTCGCTAGTGATGAGATAACATTAAAGCAAAGTTGCATAACTCGCAATTAATAAAATGCGCAAAATGCAAATTTATGGGTATAAAAAAGACATCGCCTGACTGAGCGACATCTTAAAGCTGTGAGCGGGGGAGGGTTATGCGTGGCGCTTTATTGCTTGAGATTGGCTGATCATTACTTTGCCGAAAACATAAAATCTATGTTCATTATCCCTGTCTATATGCCATTCTTTGTACTGGGGGTTGTCAGATAGAACCAAAAGCTTGTCAGGGACAGATTGAAGTCTTTTTATGTGAATTTTCTCATCAAAACCAAAAACATAAATACCATCACCATCTACACTATGTATGGATACATCGACAAAAACTAAGTCACCCGGCTCTATCGTCCCGGCCATACTATCGCCACGAACATTAATCATCTTGATTGAGGAAGCGGGGCGTCCTCCAAAAATTGTTTTAGCGTGTTCGCTTACATATTCGATTGAATGAATCACATCAATAACATCGCCCGATACATATGTACCAGGTCCAGCACTGGCACTCACATCAAGGACTTCAACACGATACATAGCGTTTGGCTCCTGCTCTTGAACATTCCTACTGTCATTATATACAGTGGGCTCAGCAGTGCCAGTTGCAAATAACTCACTTACGTCAACTTTCAAAGCCTTAGCTATTTTGTTAATAGACTGTTCTGTAAAAGATTTTTGTTTTCCAGTTTCAAGGCGTGAGATATTAGCGCCGTCAACTCCAACGGCTTCAGCAAGCTCTTCAATTTTCATGCCCCGAGCTTTACGCAGGCTTCTAATTTTATTTCCTATATTCATGGGCTAATTACAAATCTCATTTGCAAAATACGCAAATTAACTTGCGCAAGTTGATGCATTCTAATAATATGCGTTTTGCGCAATTTAGGAGATGAAAATGCAAATCCCGCAAACACCTTTGCGAGCCGTGCGGCTTGCTAATGGACTTACTTTAAGTCAGGTAGCAGTTGCAGTTCAGCTTGATGTAGGAAACCTAAGTCGAATTGAGAGAGGTATCCAAGCTGCATCAGTGGATGTGGCAGAAAGACTGACTACCTATTTCGAAGGGAAAATCACCGAAATGCAGATTCTTTACCCTAAGAGATTCACAACCATAACCCGAGAAAAGAAATAATTTAACTACCCAAGGAAAAACGAAATGGTAGACACGATTAACCAGGCAATTCGCCAAATGTGCAAAGCGCATAAGTACGGTCGATTAGGTATGGCTGCTGATTTAGGCATGAGTATCGATCAGTTCCATAACCATCTGTATCGCAAGTGTGGTAGTCGCTTTTTCACCCTGGATGAGCTGATACAAATGGAGGTTATGTCCGGCACCCATTGCGTAGCAGAGTTCATGGCTGTTCGTCATGGAATGCTGCTGGTGGACATCAAGACCGCTGGCGAAATGGACAAGGTTGATTTGTTCGATACGCAGATGAAGGCTAAGGCCGCAGAAGGTGAGCTGGCAACAGCACAGCTTGCAGCTATGGCAGACGGAGTAATCGACCATCACGAGCGCAAAACACTGTCAGCGCTGTTCCGAAAAAAACTCACTCACCAGGTTCACGGATTCTTTGGGCTCATTGCGCTCTTCAGTGCAGGCACAGCAGATCACGCTGTGGACATGTTCGTATCAACCGGGAGGAAGGCCGATGTTGCCGGAATGCAGTTCGACGTGCAGGACATTTGAAGTGGTTACAGATTTAGCAGGGGTCAGAAAAGGTGAACGCCCCGGGTTGCAGCCTAGGGCGTTCGGTGCGAGTAAATCAACGTGTGTGGAGACTCATCGCATGAGCATTGTAAATCAGAAACCGTTGTCAGGGCAATTCCGCTGCCGATATCAGGCTGGCGTACCCGTCTATGAACAAATCATATCCTCAGCGGATAAGGCCCACAACTACCAGTGCGTCCCGCGTTTGGTAGTCGAATCAGCTTGGGCAGAGTTCTATCGTCGTCCCGCAGATGTCGGGGTGAGCCATGGAAACTGAAATCATCAAGCCTTGGGTGGAGCGTTACACCGACAATCGCGGCGTTTCGGTCACAACTGTCGGCGTTGATACGGTTAATCACCGTGTGATCTTCCGCCGCCCTAATTATCCATACGATTGCATGCTGCCGCGTGTGTTGTTCAGTCAGAAGTTCAGGAAGGTATCACCATGAGTTTACTGCTTAAGGTCAAGCCGCTTGTGGTGAGCCCTGAGCTTGCCAGCCGCATTGGCCTCAATGAAGCCATTGTGCTTCAACAGATTTGTTACTGGCTGGAAGACACCACATCCGGCGTCGAATATGACGGGAAACGCTGGGTTTATAACACTATCGACGAATGGACAAATCAGTTTCCATTCTGGTCATCTGACACTGTTAAGCGTGCTCTTACGTCGCTTAAAAAGCGTGACCTGATTTTCGTCGAGCAACTGAAAAAAACTCAGCATGATCGGACTAATTATTACTCAATTAACCACGCAAACCCTTTATTGACCGATGAGGGCACTTTGCACTCATCGAAGAATGCAAATTGCACTGATCGAGTGGGGCAGTCTGCACTCATCGATCAGGGCAACATGCCCTCATCCATCAGGGCAAATTGCCCTCGTCTTACAGAGAATACAACAGAGAATACTACAGAGATTACAGGTAAAGACTCTTGTCGGGTTTCTGCGAAACCCGACAGTGATTCTTCTGAAGATGCTTTTCGGGTTCTTGAGCATCTTAACCGCGCCTCTGGCCTCCGTTTTCAGAAATCAAAATCGTCACTTGGTCCTATTCGTGGTCGCCTGGCTGAAGACTTCACCGCTGATGAGCTGATCCTGACTGTGGATTACACCATCGCCAAGTGGATGCAGGACAGCAGAATGAGTGAGTACGTTCGCCCGGAGACCATTTTTCGTCCCGGCAAGTTCCCCGCGTATCTGGGTTCCGCTCAGAAATGGAATCAGGCAGGCCGTCCCAAGTGCGAAAACGGCAAATGGATTCGTCAGGTTACGGATATCCCTTCAACCGATTACGCCATCCCTGATGGCTTCCGTGGCGCTTAAGGGGGATTCATGGATAACGTTGAAATTATTCTCGACTGCCTGCGTCAGCATGGCTCTATGACCATCACTAAGATTTGCGCGAAGACAGGTCTGTCCAACGCCGCTGTCAGGTATTCAGTAACCGGTCTTTACGAGCAGCACATCCTGAGCCGCAACAAGAACTACACGTATTCGATAACGCCCTATGAGCGCCCGCCAGAAAACGCTGGTTACCTTGAGGCAGTAAAGACAGCCACAGAGTTGCAGGCTAAAGGCCTCTGGCAGAGAGCAGGCCATAACTGGTTACGGGCAATGGTCCTAGCAAAGTTCGATGACAACAGGCAGAACGCTAAGGTAAGCCGCGACAAGTGCATGTCCAAGGCAAAGATGCGTTGTAGTCATTACGGCGGCATAGCCAGCGGCAGGGTGAGCGATGCAGGACTGAGGGAGCTGAACCGATGAAATCATCCCTTAAGCGGCACTTCGAAGAAAACGAATATTTCTACAGGTCATTGCCGGAAGTGCTGGTAATCATCCTGTTACTGATTATCACTCTGGTTATGGAGTTACACATAGTATGACTAACTTATCTCAGGTTTATAAAGGCAAAGACGAAAAAGGCACCAATATCACTACGCGCAAAACCTATCTGCTGAGCGTAGATGAGCTTTACGTCGAGCCTGGCTACAACGTCCGCGAGATTGACCAGACCCACGTTGAAGAATTCCGCGATGCGTTTATCGCGGGTGAGCATGTCCCGCCACTGGCCGTTCAGGTCACTGAGCATGGCATTAAAGTTATCGACGGGCATCACCGTTATTTCGGCGCGAAGCTGGCACAGGAAGCGGGCCATGAGTTGCGCCTTGAGTGCAAAGACTTTATTGGCAGCGAGGCAGACCGCATCGCCTTCATGGTGACAAGCAGCCAGGGCAGGGCGTTACTTCCGCTGGAGCGTGCCGCCGCATATCAGCGTTTAGTGAATCAGGGCTGGGAACCGGCAGAAATAGCGAAGAAGGTTAAGCGCTCGGTCACTGACGTTGAGCAGCACTTACAGCTTCTGACCGTTGGCGATGGCCTGATTGATATGGTCAAGTCCGGCGAAGTAGCCGCCACTACTGCGATTGCCTTACAACGTGAGCATGGTGCAAAGGCCTCCAGTGTCGCTCAGCAGCAGATGGAAAAGGCCAAAGCCGCTGGCAAAAAGAAACTGACCAAAGCCGCTGCAATGCCTCAGTTCAGCGCTGCTAAGGCCCGTCGGCTGGTGGAACTGCTTTGTGATGCGCAGTCGGGCGACGAAGAAGACGCCATGACAGCGCTTTACCACAATTCCAGCTACACCGATGAGATTATGTCTATCCTAGCGGAGTACCGTGAAGGCATCCCCGGCACTGTAAAAGCTTCGGAACCAGAGCTGGTCTAATAGCAGGAGGGCGGGGAACAATTACCGCTCAAGTGTATCCATACTCTTGCTCAAAGCGATGTTAAGACAATGTCCTGAGTTATAGCCGCATTTGTCATGAAACACTGAAATGTCCGAGATGTTGGTTGTGCCGCCTGAAACCATTCTGAATGCAAAGAGGTTCATCTATGAAAACCCTGACAAAATTGAAGCGAAGTTATTAGTTGTTGAGAACTTTGAATGCCCGGATAAAGACAGCTTTCGCCACTTCCGTTCTGTTTTGGCTGAAACTCGGCTTGTTAAACCCTGCTTCAAAGATGGGTTCATTAAGCTTGTTGAGCAAAAAGATCCGAACTTCTGTGACAATCTTCACCTGCTACGTGGAGCCCAAAGAAACTTTTTAAATGTCCACTTTACTAAGTAGCTTTTCGCGTCACATACTTTGTAAAAATGAGTAATTTTGCGCCCTACGGGCGCTCTTAGTATATTAAAAATCCAGTAAATTATTGTGTGCAAACTAGGATTATTGGTTAAAAATGGAATTTTATGAGTTAAGTTTCGTAAATTTATGACAAGTTGGTTTCCAGTAATGGTGGGTTATTATGCCGATAGTCATTAATCTTCAATATTTTTAATTGATCTATTTGCTAATCGTGATACGATTGGCAAACAGTTGGTATTAAAGTTATTTTTTAATTATGCTTTTTTTTAAATAAAGCAAACAACCTTTTATTAAAAACCGTGCCAATTCTATGAATCATTTTTACGAAGTTAAGAATTGCTCTTCAGTTGAACAATTACTTTCGCTGGCGCGAAATTTAGGTGAAATAACGCACCATCCTAACGGTGAATTATATGACATAATTTTTGCAAATGATGGGAGTAATGCCAGAACAGGATCGTTTAGTCATAACTTCGGCTTTCAAAGTTTTCCATTACATACCGACACTGCTTTCTGGGATATTCCTGCTAGGTTTTTATTGATGTGGTCGCCAAAAGCAAGCGCAGTGCCGACTACCTTTGTTCCTTGGACGAGACTGTTAGATTTTATACCTGAAAGTAAAATTAGAGTGATTAATGATGCTATATTTACGGTACATACATACGAAAGTGTGAAATATTGCAGTCTAAAATTTAAATTTGATGGGCGGCAAGGTTTTAGATTTGATCCAAATATCATGAAGCCTGCCAATAAACATGCCATTGAATTTTGCAAAATTTATAATGACTTTTTTCAAAGTGAAGAACTGAATGAATTTAGTTGGTAACTCATTATCAATCTGCAATAGATGAAAATAGAGATATCGTAGTTTTCGTGTTTGATAACATTTCAGAAGTTCCTAGGTCATGGGATACAAACTATAAAAGCTTTATGTCCAGGGTTTATAAGAAAGACTTTGCATTGGTTTACAAGGAGAAGAATAGTTTAGCTGATGAAGACTATAAATTATTTGAAGAAATGCAACAAAAGTGGGGTATACTAAAGTCGTCTCCAATTAGCTTTGGACGAGGAAGAGTTTATCAGTTCCACGATTGATGTAATTACTAAAAATTGAAATGTCGCATTCCTAAAAATTCTCATCCTCGACATTTCGAAAATTTTTTTCCGGAATGATGTGAAACTAAATTATTTACTAAATTGTAGTGGAACAAATTTCAGTAGCTTCACTAGTTCGATAAAGGGGCATGTTGCAGATGCTTACCTTAAAGGGTTGGTCCCGTTCACTTGCAGGTGATGGGGCGGGACCGTTCAAAAACAGTGTGTGGAGTGTTCAATATGCATAACCAGATTTCTGGTGGCTTAATGCCATCATCACGTCCTTTCGCGGCAATGCCAGTTATAACCAGCTATGAAATTGCTGAGCTTGTTGGTAGTCGTCACGACAAAGTGAAGCAGTCCATTGAGAGGCTCTCAGAGCGCTCAGTAATAGCTTTACCCCCAATGGGGGAAAAGGCCACTGCAGGCCGTCCATCAGCATATTATATCTTCGAAGGCGAGCGCGGTAAGCGCGACAGCATCATTGTTGTTGCTCAGCTCTCTCCTGAGTTCACAGCGCGTTTGGTTGATCGCTGGCAGGAGCTTGAAAGCGCAGTATCTAAGCCATTACAAATCCCTCAGTCATTCGCCGAAGCTCTTCGCATGGCTGCTGACCTTGAAGAAGAGAAAGAGCGTCTTCAGCTTCAACTCACAGAAGCCGCACCCAAGGTGGAATTTGTTGATCGCTACGTCATAGCCAATGGTTCAATGACATTCCGGCAGGTGGCTAAGCTGCTGGGGGCTAAAGAGCCAGAGTTTCGTTTGTTTCTCATCGAAAACCGCATCATGTATCGCCTCAGCAATGTTCTGACGCCATTCCATCAGCACATCGAAGCAGGTCGGTTTGAAGTCAGAACCGGCACCACTACCGATTCAAATTATGCGTTCAATCAGTCACGCCTTACTGCCAAGGGCGTTCAGTGGATTGGCGGGCTGTGGACGGCTAACAAAGCGGAAAGGGGTGATGAGTGAGAGCACTGCTTACGCCTGAGGTTGCTCCGCGCACAGGGATAGTGCTACTCAAGCCAGGCTCAGACCTGATGGGGATGTTTCGTGGCCGCGTTCTGGTTAGCACGCCAACACCGGACATGGCCGACCTTCCATCAGGCAGGATCAATGACGGCACACAGCCGCTACTCGACGAGCCATCCCTTACCCCATTTTTTAGTCATGACCGCGTTATTGTTGCCGCTGGTGGACCTAATGGCCTGGCTGGGTTCGTGCGTAGCTTTGGCTGCTGCCAGTGGCATGACGATGCAACATGGCATCACCATGAATTCACGCTTCACGAAACTGAATCCGGCCTGGTGTCATTGTGCTACAGCCACGATAATCAGTTCAGGGAGTATGGCACACCCGGCAAGCTGGACAATATCGCTAAGGGCAATACAGCGCTGTGGATAATCAGGATGGTTTGCAGCCAGCTTGGTTTGCATGGTGAACATCAGCTTACCCTGCCAGAGCTTTGCTGGTGGGCCTCACTGAATGACCTTATCGACCTGATACCAGAAGCACCGGCGCGGCGGGTTTTGCGCATGCCAGTAAGCATCGTATCAGGTGAGCTTAAAGAATCGCTTATCGCGCCAGAACGCCAGCCTCAAGAGGTCATTCAGCAGGCAGCTGAGCAGGTCAAAAAGATAATCACCCTCGTAGCTGACCCTGAATCGCCTGAGTCATTCATGAGACGGCCAAAGCGCAAGCGCTGGGAGTGTCCGAAGTACACAAAGTGGGTTAAGTCGCAGAAATGCGCATATTGCGCGAATCCGGCAGATGACCCGCATCACATCATTGGCCACGGTCAGGGAGGTATGGGAACAAAGGCACATGATTTATTCGTGATTCCGCTTTGCAGGGCGCATCACGACGAGTTACACCGCGACCCAAAACTTTTTGAGTCGAATTACGGCAGTCAGATTGAACTGTTATTCCGGTTTCTTGATCACGCTATTGCAGTTGGCGTTATTGGGACAGATAAAAAATAAGTGTGTGGAGGAGAACTAATATGCGTGACATTCAACTGGTTTTAGAGCGTTGGGGTGGCTGGGCTGCAAGTGAAGGCACTCAGGTTAACTGGAATCCAACCAGCCCGATGTTTATTACACTGCTGCCTAAGAGCACCAGTAGCCGTCCTTCGTGCTGCGACAATGACGGCATGGTTATTGATACCGCTGTTGGGATGCTTAAAAAGGTTGGTCGCCTGGATGAACTGGATTTAATTATGGCGCACTACCGTTTTGACGTTTCCAAATCAACGATAGCCCGCTGGCTCAAATGCTCGGAGGGAAAAGTGCGTCAAAAGCTGATGATAGCCGAGACGTTTATTGATGCCTGCATACTGATGACTGATGCCCGGCTTGAGATGGACGAAGCCACTCAGAAAACTATTTTTCAAAAAACTGCTTAATCTGCTTTTCGTTACGAATTTCTCTATGTAATCTGTTAAGAGTGGTAACAACGCACAGCTTCTTAAATTATAAACCTCGCCAGACGGCGGGGTTTTTTCATTTCCACACAATACAAAAGGCACTGAGCGCAGGCGGGTTAACCGCTCTGTCCGGGACTGCAAACCTGTAGCGCCTTTCACATTGTGAGCAGAGAGCATGGCTCTTATGCATTGAGATGGTGAAATTTGGTATCCTCACAACTCTTCAATGAAAGGAAGCTTAATGGAAACCTCAAAAATTTTTAGCTTTGCGGCCTTTGCGGTTTCAGCAATGTTTGCCTCAGCACCCACGGTTAACGCTCAAACATTTAATGGCTGTCCAAGCTATACAATGGAAGACATAAAACAGTGGAATAAAGAAGGTAAAATTCCAGTAGAAACGCTGATTCAGCTTCCTCTGTCGATGATTGATGTGATTAAGCATGAGCAGGAGTGCCGCTATAAATTTATCGTTCAGCAAAAAGAACGCATATCGAAAGAGCTAAGCCACAAGTAGGCTATGCAAAAAGAGTTCTATCTGGATTAACCCTGTTGCCGACGGGCAAAGAAACTATCGCGGAATGCGTCAGGGATTTTATTTAAAGAGGTCGCCATCGTGCGGCCTTTTTTCGTTTTTGCGCTCGCCAATCAGCAACCACTTACCCTTTGACGCCATGGCGATGCGCAATCTTTTCCTCAACAACAAGCCGCCATCATCCAGGTGGCGGGAATAGCGTATGTCCTCACAAGACCCTGGCTTCTGGGCCACAGTTTTACTCTGGCTGTACAGCCACAAGACCGAATGGGGATATGCCGGGGTAGCAGGCATGTTTTCACTATTACGCAGTGCCTATGCAAAAAGCCCGTGGAGTAAGCGGGTTCTCGACGCTGTTTCCTGTAGTGCGCTGGCGTTCTTCGCTGGCCCGACACTTCAGGTAATGGGCGCTTTATTTAACTGGAACATCCCTGACGCCGCCGCACAGGTATTCGCGGTTTATATCGGGTATGTGGGTAATGACTACATCAGCGACAAGTTGCGCGGGTGGATAGCCAGAAAAACAGGGGATACTGATGCAAACCAGCAATAAGGACATAGACCTGATTAAGCGTTTCGAGGGCCTGAAGCTTGAGGCGTATCGCGACAGCGTGGGCATTCCGACTATTGGCTATGGGCATACCCACAATGTAAAAATAGGTGATGTGATTACCGCCGAGCAGGCTGACAAATTTCTGCGTGAAGATTTGCTGGTGGCAGAACTGACCATTAACACCAATGTTAAGGTGAAGCTGACACAAAACCAGTTCGACGCGCTGGCGTCATTTGTGTTCAACCTGGGCTCCGGCAACTTCGTAAAATCTACGCTGCTTAAAAAGCTTAACGCAGGCGACTTCGCTGGCGCAGCTGATGAGTTCGGCAAATGGGTTAACGCAGGCGGCAAGAAATTAGCAGGCCTTGTTAAACGTCGTGCAGCAGAGCGAGAGGTGTTTATCTCATGAACCCATTAAACCTCGTCAAAACCTTTTCACCTCTCATCGTCATTGGCCTTATCTGCCTGGCACTCTGGATGCTGAATGCCCGTAGCTCACAGCTTGAGGCGAGCAATCAGCGCCTTGAGAAGCTGGCAAACAGCAAAGACGAGCAGATTAACGACCTGCGTTCTAAAAATGACGGCCTTGCTACCAGCGTTAACGAGCTTGTAACAGCCGTTAAGCACCAGAATGAAGTAATGGGGCAGGTCACCGAACAACGTGCCGTAACAGCCCAGCAGAACCGGAAACTACAGAATGAAATCAAGCAATATCTTGCAGCGGATAAGTGCGCTGTTGCTCCTGTTCCCGCTGATGCTGCTGACAGGTTGCGGAGTGCAGCAAAAGCCGCAAGTGGAGTACCAGACAATCAGCCAGCCAAAGGTGCCACTGCCCGCGGAACTGACAAGCCCTATTGAAGCGCCAGCGCCGCCCGATCCAATGATGTTCGGTGACAGCGTTACTTTGAATGTGCAGCTATATGCGCTTTTACAACAATGTAATAATGAGAGAAAAGCTATTGATAAACTCTGGTTAAGATAAAGCTTTGTGCAAAAGTTATCCTCGGTAAGTAGTTGATTGGCAATTTTTTTTATTTATTTTCAACTATTCACTAAATTTTAAAATCATGTTGCCGATACCAATGTAACAGTGTATTTTCATAAATAATTCTGATGATTTAAGCGCATGTAAAGTTAAATTTGGCTTTAGTCTGAAAATAAATTTATCATTATAAATCATTGGTTTAGTTATCGTGTGGGTAGTCCTCTACATGTGCGCTTAACATTGACAATTACTTACCTATGAGATAACTTATAAGTTAACTGGAATGACTTACTATCTTAGAGAAATAAATTTTGAAGCTATAGGGTCCCCTGAGCGGGAGCCTGCTAAAAGTGAAAAGCACAAAACCATAGTGGCCAGATGTCTAACCGAGAATCTGGATGATTGTGATATTTTGCAGCAGATTAACGATTTGGAGCTGGGTGATGCCAAGGCTGCTTTAACAGCATTGGTTAAGTTGATCCAAGTTGCAGCGTCTGGTTTGCCCTTTACAAATTTTTATGATGAGAAACAATGCCATGAAACCCATTCGTTTACATACAATCATAAAATCTATAAAGTTTGGAGACTTAGGCAAAGAGATGTTCGAATCACTTTTTTCCATTGCGAAGGAAAAACTGTTCTGCTTACACATGTTTTCGTAAAGCATAAGGACAAGCTTACTAACAAACAGAAAGCTATGCTTGAAGAACAAGTGAAAACGTACATAGACGCCTCAACTCAAGGCCTAGTACAAATAATCGAGAGTAAAAAATGACCGAAATCAAAAAGGACAAACACGTGCGCAAAATTGACATGGCATCCTTGTGGGCCGAGGCGATGCATAGTGATGATTTCCGTTTTGAGCAGAAAGCCCAAGCCGTTGCTATCGACTTGGCAAAAGCTGTTGCGCTGAAAGAAATTTCTCAAGCTGAACTGGCTTGTAAGCTGGGTTGGCAGGCCAGCCGTGTTAGTAAGGTTCTTCACGGTGCTACAAATATAACTTTGAAAACTTTATTTCTGATCACAGAAGCACTTGAAATGGATTTTGAAGTTTATATCAAAGATAGAAATACTGATTTTCATGCTAATAGTTTAGACGACCATAAGATGCTTCTTAAATGCATTATGGATATGCACGACCAAAGCGAAAACATTTTAAGGCAATCAAAAGATTGTTTAAATGAAAGTAAAGTTATTTTAGAAACCGCCAAGAATGTAAATGATAGAGTTTGGAAGAATATGGCTAAAACAACAAAGAATAATTTCAAATCACCTGAGATTGTTTACGTTGAATATGAGAAATTTGCATTATGCAACTAATTAAAAATAATTCTTTGCAGCTTGAACATTATCACTTTACCGAGTGTGTGGTTGTGGCTCGTGACGTTGAATTTGATGATATTCAGGTTGAAGGGCCTTATCCATCCTTCTCCAACCTTAAATTGAATTCAACTGTAAATATTGCAACGCCTGAAGAAGATGAAAACCCAAATAACTTTTTGCTGAGTTTGGATGTTGAGTGTGTCCCCGAGGAGTCATCTTCTTTTCCGTACGTATTTAAATTTAGGGTTGAAGGTATATTTGAGTGCAGTTTCCCTGAGAACGATACTGAAGAAAGGAAAAGATTTGTTGTATCTAATGGTTCAACTATGCTTTACGGGGCCGTTAGAGAAGTACTTATTAACCTAACTTCTAGACAAAAGTATGGTCCAGTTCTGCTTCCAACAACATCATTTGCAAACATGCAACCTGCTGAATAGCTGCTGTTTTTTTCAAAAAAAGCCTCCTTATGGAGGCTTTTTTATATATGGTGTTTAATTCTTTTATTTCGGTGGTAGTAATTATTGGCTAGTAAGAATGTCGCAGTTATTTTTTATCTCTGTTTTACCATTGAAAACTTTGAGTGATATTATTCATTCACTAGGAGTGGACATGAAGTTAACTTAGTATGTTTTTCTATTTTATTATAAATCTATAACTGATTTTTTGAGGGGGTTATTTGCAATTGCGTCAGATAAGAGCGACATCATCATACTAAAAAAGCCGAATTCAGTCATGTAAGGATTGCTAACATAAAAAATCATATTAGTAAAACTGTGAGCCAAAGCTGCACTTTTATAAAAATTTTCTTCCATAAAAAAATTAAAAGGCTAATTTATAATCTCCCTTTTTAAGGAGGTTTTATGCTTGATAACTATTTGAGGTCGGCTGGTGGTGAGACAACACCTGAGAAGCAGAGAATTATTGCTTTAACCGCCGCACTGGAATTGGCAAAAGCAGCTTTAGGAGCCTCTTCTGCTAACGTACATTCAACGCGTGTTGCAGATTCTCTTAATGGTGTGTCTCAAAACATTGAAGCTTTAGCTGATGCTATTCAGGAGGCCGCTAAGGTTAAGTAGAATAAAGCAAAGCCGCCCACGGGCGGTTTTTTATCATGAAATGTGCACTCAATGAGTTAATCTTCCCGCATAGATACATTTAATTTTCTGCTGGTGACTTAACTTGTAGAAAGAGTTTTATCGTTCTGGCTAACATGAAAATCTCAACGAAAGGGGATGTTAATGGAATGTAATACTCATACAGCGCAGAAAAATGCAGGGTCTTGATGCCAGCAATGATACCAAGAGCATGCAGGAAGCACGGCTGCGCCAAGACCACAACTGACCGCTCAGGTTACTGTGAAGCTCACCGCAATCATGGTTGGGAGCAACATCAGCAGGGACAGAGCAGGCATGAGCGCGGCTACGGCAGCAAGTGGGACGTGATAAGGGTCCGCATCCTGCAGCGTGATCGGCATCTCTGCCAGAACTGCCTTAGAAGTGGAAGGCCAACAGCAGCCAAAACCGTTGACCACATCGTCCCCAAAGCACATGGGGGTACCGATGATGACACCAACCTTGAGGCCCTTTGCTGGCCCTGCCACCGCAGCAAAACCGCAAAAGAAAGGTTTAAATGAGAATCAATATCATCAAAGTGGTTTCAAATGTAACTATCTCACATCAAATGAGAGTCATTATCGTTTGTCAGGGGGAGGGCGGGTCGAAAGTTCACCCCTCTCGCCTTTAAGGACCGCCGCCTAACCTTTTTTCGCATCGCCGCAGGTTAGAAAACTTTTTTTGGGGTGACCCAACCAGTGATTAATAGGAGTTTTCGATTATGCCAGGACCGCCGAAAACCCCGACACATCTGGCTTTGGTGAAGGGGAACCCATCAAAACGCGCTATAAACAAAAACGAGCCAAAACCTAAGTCAGGGGTACCCCCAATTCCAAAGCATCTGGATAAGATGGGGAAGTACTGGTTCAAGCGAATTGGCGAAGAGCTTGATGCCGTTGGTGTCATGACCACGCTAGACGGGAAAGCCCTTGAGCTGCTGATTGAGGCCTACACCGAGTACCGTCAACACTGTGATGTTCTGGCTGAAGAGGGCTACACCTATAAGACGGTGTCAGCAACCGGCGAGGATATTGTTAAAGCTCATCCGGCAGCAGTAATGAAGTCCGATGCGTGGAAGCGCATTCGGGCGATGCTCACTGAATTTGGCATGACCCCGGCCAGCCGTTCTAAGGTTGGCGCTAAGGGCCCTGCTGAAGCCGATCCCCTTGAAGAGTTTCTTAAAAAGCGCAAATGATGAATGGCAACTGTTCAGGCTGGTATTCAGTACGCCGAGAGCGTGCTGTCTGGCGAGATCGTTGCTGGCGAACTGGTGCGCCTGGCGTGTCAGCGTTTTCTCAATGATTTAGAGCATGGGCCGGAACGCGGTATCTACTTCAGCGAGGACCGCGCTCAGCATATTCTCGACTTTTATAATTTTGTTCCTCATGTCAAAGGCGCTCTTGCGGGTAAGCCGATAGAGCTGATGCCCTGGCATATTTTCATCCTCATTAATTTGTATGGCTTTGTCATCCCACTCGTCGATGAGGTGACGGGCGGGCACGTTTTTGATGAAGATGGCGATGTGATTATGGTTCGCCGTTTTCGCACTGCTTATAACGAAGTGGCCCGTAAAAACGCCAAATCAACCCTTTCTTCAGGGGTTGGTCTTTATATGACCGGGGCTGACGGGGAAGGTGGCGCAGAGGTTTATTCTGCGGCCACAACACGCGATCAGGCTCGCATCGTTTTTGACGATGCCAAAAACATGATTAAGAAAGCGCCCCGGACGCTGGGGCGGCTGTTCGGTCATGTGAAGCTCAACATCCATCAGGAGCGAACAGCATCCAAATTTGAACCCCTTTCGAGCGACGCTAACAACCTCGACGGCCTCAATATTCACTGCGGAATTGTTGATGAGCTTCATGCTCACCGGACCCGCGATGTCTGGGACGTCCTGGAAACGGCGACGGGAGCCCGTCTTCAGTCGCTTTTGTTTGCCATTACCACAGCAGGGACCAACAAAGAGGGCATCTGTTTCGAGCAGCGTGATTACGCCATAAAAGTGTTGCGCGGTGTGGTTGATGATGACACGTATTTTGCCGTGATTTACACGCTTGATGAGCAAGACGATCCGTTTGATGAGACGAACTGGCCTAAAGCTAATCCCGGCCTCGGTATCTGTAAGCGCTGGGACGACATGCGCCGCCTTGCCAAAAAGGCAAAAGAGCAGGTTGCAGCCCGTCCAAACTTTTTCACCAAACACCTTAACATCTGGGTTACGGCTGAAAGCGCCTGGATGGACATGGATCGCTGGTCAAAAATGCCGAAACTCGGTGCTGATGAAGACCGTAAAACGTGGCCGATGTGGGTGGGCGTTGACCTCGCCAACAAGATTGATATCTGCGCAGCGGTTAAGACATGGCGTGACCCATCCGGTGAAACTCACATGCAGTCACGTTTCTGGATACCGGAAGGAAGGCTTGAAACCGCACCTGCTCATATTGCTGAGCTTTACAGGAAGTGGTCTGCAGCCGGTTATCTTGAGCTGACCGATGGTGACGTTATCGACCACGCGATGATCAAAGCGGACATAGTGAAGTGGGTCCAGGGGGAAAATATTAAGGAGATTGCGTTCGATCCCTGGAGTGCTGTTCAGTTCAGTCTGTCTCTTGCTGAAGAGGGTTTACCGCTGGTAGAGGTGGCTCAGACGGTAAAAAACTTATCAGAATCAATGAAGTCTGTTCAGGCAGAAATTTACGGTAATAAATTCCACCATGACGAAAACCCTGTCATGACCTGGATGATGTCAAACGTCACGGTTAAGCCTGACAAAAACGACAACATTTTCCCAAACAAGTCCACGCCTGAAAACAAGATTGACGGGCCGGTCGCGCTGTTCACTGCAAAAAGCCGAATGCTGGTAAATGGTGGTGAGGATGCGCAGGACCTGAGTGGATTCTTCGAAAACCCGATAATGATAGGCGTCTGATGAAAAAACAAAAGCAGCCTGGCAAGGTTAAATCAGCCTTGCTGAACTGGTTAGGCGTACCGATTGGATTAACAACGGGTACTTTCTGGCAGGAATGGATGGGGATGAGCAGCAGTGGAAAGGTTGTCTCAGCCGATAAAGCTATCCAGCTTTCAGCGGTATGGGCCTGCGTGCGGCTTTTAAGTGAATCTGTCTCGACGCTTCCGCTCAAAATCTATCAGCGTCAGGATGATGGTTCACGCAAGCCCGCCACGCAGCATCCTGCTTATCAGGTACTTTGCCGGCGCCCTAATCTGGAGATGACGCCGTCGCGCTTTATGCTGATGCTGGTTGCCAGTATCTGCCTGCGTGGTAATGGTTTTGTCGAAAAAAAGATGATCGGCAACAAACTGGTTTCACTGGTTCCGCTACTGCCGCAAAACATGGTTGTTAAGCGACTTGATGATGGTTCTCTGCAGTACACCTACACCGAAACATCATCCCAACGCGTGATACCCGTTAAAAACATCATGCACATTCGTGGATTCGGGCTTGATGGTGTCTGCGGCATGATGCCGATGATGGCGGGTCGTGATGTCATCGGCGCGGCTATGGCAGTGGAAGAGTCAGCCGCAAAAATTTTTGAAAACGGCCTTCAGAGTTCGGGGTTTCTCTCCGCTGAAACAGCCCTTGATAAAGATCAGCGCGAAAGGCTGCGTGGCTATATGCAGGCATTCACCGGTTCCCGTAATGCCGGGAAAATTATGGTCCTTGAAGGCGGCCTTAAATACCAGAATGTGACAATGAATCCCGAAGCGGCGCAGATGCTTGAGTCCAGGGCTTTCAGTATCGAAGAAATATGTCGCTGGTTCAGGGTTCCCCCTTTCATGGTGGGCCATGCAGACAAGCAAAGCAGCTGGGCTTCAAGTGTTGAAGGCATGAACCTTCAGTTCCTGACGAATACTCTCAGGCCGCTTCTTGTGAATATCGAGCAGGAAATTTCCCGGTGTCTGCTTGATGGTGACGAAGAGTTATTTGCGGAATTTTCGGTTGAAGGGTTATTGCGTGCAGACAGTGCCGGACGTTCTGCCTACTACACAACAGCGCTTCAGAACGGATGGATGTCACGTAATGACGTTCGCCGCCTGGAGAATATGCCGCCTATTGAAGGGGGTGAGATTTACACCGTACAGCTGAATCTCACGCCACTGGAAGACCTGAAGCAAAACAGCCAGGCAGCTCAGGCCGCTAACCTTCTGAAAATACATAACTACGTTTTCCCGGATATTCCTTTCGAACAATCCCCGCTTAAGAAAGCGGCTTAGGAGCTACCCAAATGACACTGAAAAGTCTTCCGGCTGCGCCGGCAGGACGGCCTTCTGCACTCTCAAATCGGGATTTGCCGTCTGCTGCTATGGAACGCTGGAACGGCGGTATCAAAGCCGCTAAGCCAGATGAAAACAGCATTTCCGTGTTTGATGTGATTGGTGCTGACTACTGGGGTGATGGAGTGACTGCCAGCCGTATCGCGGGCGCACTACGTTCAATGAATGGGGCTGACGTCACCGTGAACATCAACTCACCTGGTGGTGACATGTTTGAAGGGCTCGCCATCTACAACCTTCTGCGTGAGTACGAAGGAAAAGTGACCGTAAAAGTCCTTGGTCTGGCGGCTTCAGCGGCCTCAATTATTGCGATGGCTGGCGATGATATCCAGATAGGTCGTGGTGCATTCCTTATGATCCATAACTGCTGGGTCTATGCGATGGGTAATCGTCATGACCTTTCGCAGATAGCAGCGGATATGGAGCCATTCGATAAAGCAATGGGTGATATCTACTCCTATCGCTCAGGCCTCAGCGCTGAAGATATTGCTGAAATGATGGACGGTGAAACCTATATCGGCGGCAGTGATGCTGTTGATAAGGGTTTCGCTGACCGTCTCCTGTCTGCCGACGAAATATCCGATGACGATGACAGTCCGGCAGCTGCATTGCGTAAGCTCGACGCTCTGTTAGCCAAGGCCGAAACGCCACGTTCAGAGCGGCGAAAACTTCTCAAAGCTTTATCAGGCAGCACGCCGTGCGCTGCTTCCAGTCCAGAGGGTACGCCGAGCGCTACCGATGAAGTAAACCCCAAAAATCTCAAACAACTCCAAGACGCCCTGGCGGCGTTCGGCAAATAAGGAATTACCATGTCAGAAGTAAATGAAATCCTGAAAAAAGTTACTGCAAGCATTGAAGAAGCCAATGGCAAATTCAGTGCTAAAGCGGAGGAGGCGCTGAAAGAGGCCAAAAAGTCAGGCACTCTTTCTGAAGAGACAAAAGCGGCAGTTGATAAAATGGCTTCGGAATTTAATGCGCTTCGTGAAGCTGAAAAAACTCTGAAAGCTGCTCTGGGTGACCTGGAGCAACATGTCGCTAACATGCCTCTGCAAAATGCAGTGAAGGTCGCGCAGTCTGCAGGCCATGTTGTCATTTCGAGCGAAGCACTCAAAACGTTTGCTTCCAGCGTTGAATCAGGAAAGCGACTGAGTATTCCCGTCAACTCAGCGCTGACTTCACCAGACCTGCCGGATCGTGTTGTGGAACCACAGCGACTGCCAGGTATCGATACAGCGCCTAAGCAGCGACTTTTTATTCGCGATCTTATTGCGCCGGGTCGTACTGGTTCGCCAGCAATTTTCTGGGTTCAGCAAACCGGCTTCACTAACGCTGCCAAAGTGGTGCCAGAAGGTGAGAAAAAGCCTTACAGCGACATCAAGTTTGAAACCAAAATCACGCCTGTCACAACCATTGCGCACATGTTCAAAGCGTCGAAACAGATTCTTGATGACTTTGCGCAACTTCAGTCAACCATTGATGCAGAGATGCGTTACGGGCTGAAGTATGTTGAAGAGCAGGAGATTCTCTTTGGCGACGGCAGCGGTGCTCACCTGAAAGGCATCGTTCCGCAGGCATCCAAGTTTGATCCTGCCTTTAAGGTTGCTCAGCAGAGCGGTATCGATGATTTGCGCCTGGCTATGCTGCAGGCTCAGTTGGCTCGTTTCCCTGCATCAGGTCACGTTCTGCACTTTATTGATTGGGCAAAGATCGAACTGACCAAAGACAGCCTGGGCCGCTATATCCTGGCTAACCCTTCTGCTTTGACCGGACCGACCCTTTGGGGACTGCCGGTAGTGGCGACTGAAGAAGCTAAATTCGCTGGCAAGTTCCTGACGGGTGCGTTCAATGTGGCCGCCCAGCTCTTTGACCGTGAAGATTCTAACGTTGTTATCTCCACTGAAAACGGCACTGACTTCGAAGAGAACATGATCTCAATTCGCTGCGAAGAGCGACTTGCGCTTGCTGTTAAGCGTCCTGAAGCGTTTGTCTTTGGCAACTTCAGCGGTGCCGAAAGCGGTTCGTAACCATCAGCGGCCTTAGGGCCGCTTTTTCTCTCGGGATTCTCATCATGATTATCAATCTTGAAACGGTGAGAGAGCATTGCCGTATTGATGCTGACGATACCAGCGAAGATTCGTTGTTAACCATCTACATTGGTGCAGCAAAGCGACACATTGAAAAATGGACGCGCCGAAACCTTTATGAAACCAACGCTGATGCGGGGTTTGATACCGACGATGATCGCCTGCTGCTTGATGATGACATCCGTCTGGTCATATTGCTTCTGGTTGGTCACTGGTATGCAAACCGCGAAGCGGTCAGTGAACAAAAAACCAGTGAAATGCCTCTGGCCGTTGATGCGCTTCTTCAGCCTTACAAGGTTTATGGTCTATGACAGCCCTGGCTGCTGGCGAGCTTGATAAACGCATCAGGGTACAGCGCACTGAATCAGAACGCGGGCCGCTTGGTGAGGTATTGCCGGGTCAGATTGTTATCAGTTCTCCCTTTATCTGGGCTAAAGCTGAAAACATTTCAAACCGCAAAATACGCAGTCTGGATCAGCAACAGATTGTTGAGACATGGCAGTTCACTATCCGACCGCGTATCGATGTTCAGACGGACTGGAAAATAAGCTGGGGGAATGAGGTTTATACCATCAGGGCTGTTGATCGCAGCAGGCGTGATCGTGCCGTCATCACTGCTGAAAGGGATGTGCGTCATGATTGAGTCAGGCATTTACAAAGCCCTTCAGTCGTTGTCCGAACTGCAGGTTTACCCCTTACTCATTCCTGACACTGAGCAGGAGGGTATTACCTATCAGCGTATTTCTGACCCCGAGATTGAAAATGGTCTTGTCAGAACGTCGCTGGTGGCGGGGCGCTTCCAGATTTCCTTTGTCAAAGTCTCTGATTATACCGGTCTTCTGGCGCTGGATAATCAACTCTGGCAGATGTGGAAGGGCATCAGGCATGGTGATATTGGCGGCTATCCGGTTCAGTACGTTGAGCGCGGTTCTCTACAACAGGATAAATCAACGCTGCCTAATAACGCCGTTCAGTACCGCCTGAGCAGAGATTTCATCATCTATTTCAGTGAGGTGTGAATGTGCTGAGCATGCAGGTTACAGGGCTTGATGAGCTTGAACGTCAGCTTATTGCCCTGGGTGAAAAAGCCGGTACAAAAGTATTACGTGACGCTGGCCGCGCTGCCCTTGAAATCGTTGAGCAGGACATGAAAGAGCATGCAGGTTACGACGAGTCCGCAAAAGGCCCTCACATGCGCGACTCTATCAAAATTCGTTCCACAACCCGATCCAAAGGTAATGCAGTCGTCGTGCTTCGTGTCGGACCCAGTAAGCAGCACTTCATTAAAGCGCTGGCTCAGGAGTTCGGCACAGTGAAACAGGTTCCTTCCCCCTTTATTCGCCCGGCGCTGGATTACAACAAATCCCGCGTCCTCAGAATCCTCGCGGTTGAAATACGGAACCGCATTCAAAACAACGGGTAGCAGCCGCTACCACTTCAACAGAGAGAAAAGTCATGGCTGATAAAACTTCGCCAGAATACGCGATGCTGCCTGCTGGCACCGTGGTTATGTGGGGCGCGGCTGGCGCTGCGGTTTCCGCGATGAAACCGCTGATTAACTGTAAAGCGCTCGGCGCAACGGGCCAGACGGGCGGATTCGTTGACTGCACCACGCTCATTGATACGAGCAAACAGTTTATTTCTGACCTGCCTGAAGGGCCTGAAAAATCACTCGGCTTTGTGGACGACCCGTCTAACACCGATTTTGCGGCCTTCCTCAACGCTGCGCAAAACCGTCAGACGGTGCAGTTTTACGTCGAACTGCCAAACGGTCGCACAGCCAACATGGTGCTGGCGCTGTCTGGCTGGCAGATGAATGAAATCACCGCACCTGCCAGTGAAGTCATTCAGATCACCGTCCAGGGCAAGCAAAACAATATCGACTGGGGCGTTGCTTCCGGCTCTTAGTTCATTAACAGTGCCGCTGTCATGGCGGCTTTAATTACTCAGCAGGTAAAATCTGATGTCAGATAATTTCGATATTTCAAAGCTCAAATCACTGTTATTGCAGCCAAAGAACACCGCCGTAAAAACTGAAATGTTCGGTACCGCCGTTTATATCCGCCGTCGTACTGCGGGCGAGCTTATCAGCTATGAAGAGGCGCTTGATAAGGCGCAGGAAAGCGGCAACGTCCGTTCTATCTCAGAAATGAGCGTTCAGTTGATCATCGACAGCCTGGTGAATGCTGACGGCTCAGCCATTCCCGCTAAGATGCTGCCAACGGCGGCTGAGCTGATTGATTCGCATGACAATCCAGCTCTGATGGAAGCGATTGAGCGCGTCAAAACGCATGCTATCGGCAAGCTGGAAGAAGCGGAAAAAAACTAACGGGCTCGCCGTGGCTCCAGCTTATTTTCTGGCTGGCTGACAGGTGGGGCGAACCTGATCCCTCCGTCATAGCGGCGCTGCCCTGTGACGTGCTGAACCACTGGCGGGCGTACTTTCTTCAACAGGGAATTTTGAAACAGCCTGGCCCTGAAAACATTTCTTCTGTCGCAACCCCGCATCACCCGGCAGGTAACGTAACTGCGCCTGACGTCAGTCAGCAGTGTGATGCTGTCATGAGGGCGTTAATGTAATGGCTGATGTCGCTTCCCTTGCCGTAGGGCTTCACCTCAATGCGGCTAACTTCAAAACGCAGCTTATCGGCGCGTATGGCGATGCTAACAAACAGTCTCGCCAGTTCAACCGACAGGCGCAGGATGATGCCAAAAAGACTGAAGAGGCCTATAAGCGCGTTACCTCCACGGTAAGCGGCCTGGCTGGTCGCATTGCCGGGCTGGCTGGTGTCGGTTTTTCGCTGGGTGCGATTATCCAGACTTCGCGGCAGTACTCGCAGGCACTGTCTGACCTGTCATCTATTACCGGCGCAACGGGTGACAAGCTGCGCGCCCTCGATCAGGCTGCTCAGCAGATGGGCCGGCACAACTGAATACAGCGCGAGTCAGGCGGTTGAAGCGCTGAAGCTGATGGCTTCGGCTAAGCCGGAACTGCTTGAAACGGCGGACGGACTGCAAAAGGCCACTAACAGCGCCCTGTTGTTAGCTCAGGCTGGCGGCAGTACGCTGCCTGATGCAACGCGCACGCTGGCGCTGTCACTTAATCAGTTTGGCGCGGGCGCTGAGCAGGCAGACCGTTACATTAACGTGCTGGCTGCAGGTGCCAAATTCGGTGCGTCTGAAATTAACGACACCGCCGCCGCGATTAAAAATGGTGGTGTGGCCGCAGCTCAGGCCGGGATCGGATTTGAAACGCTCAATGCTGCTATTCAGGTGCTGGCATCGCGTGAAATCAAAGGCGGTGAAGCGGGTACTGCGCTGCGTAACATCATCCTGAACCTCGAAAAAGGTACGGACAAGACGCTCAAGCCCTCTGTTGTCGGGCTGAGCAAAGCGCTGGAGAATCTTGCAGGAAAAAACCTCTCTACGGCGCAGGCCGTTAAGCTGTTTGGCGTAGAGAACATCAACGCCGCCTCCATTCTTACCAGTAACCGAGGCAAACTTGATGAGCTGACCAAATCGCTTACGGGTACGCAGACTGCCCATGAGCAGGCCGCTGTCAGGGTGAATAACCTCAACGGCGATCTGATGGGGCTGACAAGCGCTTTTGAAGGTTTGATCATCAAGGTCGGTCAGTCTGGTAACGGTCCTCTTCGCTCCGGTGTTCAGAGCATTACGGAATCCGTAAACGCACTGGCTGATAACTTTAATACCGTTGCCTCAGTCGCGCTCTATACCCTGATTCCGGTTATCTCAACCAAACTGACAGCGGGGCTCAGGGAAAGTGTGACATCCTGGACTGCTAACGAAATGGCAGTCAGGAGAAACGCATTACAGCAGGCCGAAATCGCGAAGCAGACCATTGCAGCGGCACAGGCCACGCGGTCACAGGCTCAGGAAGAGGCCCGTTATCTTGGCACGCGTACAGCGGCAAACGCGGCAGCGGGCATCAATGTTGGCTATCAGAAAGAGCAGGTTGCGCTAAGTCGCACGATCAGAGAGTCGAGAATCGCTGAAGCAGCGGCTACTGAGCGGCTTGCCGGGGCTAATTCACAACTTTCTCTCAGTACGAGGGCAGCATCGGTTGCTTCCGGGCTGGCGCGTGGCGCACTCTCGCTCATTGGTGGTCCCGTAGGTGCAGCCATGCTGGCCGGTTCTGCTGTGCTTTATTTCCATGAGCAGGCCAAGCAGGCCCGTCAGTCAGCGCTTGATTTGAAAGGCGCGGTAGTTGAAACAACAGCGGCATTGATGCAACTCTCAGATGTGAAGTTGTCGGTTAAATTAGACGATTACACTGAGCAGTTGAACAACATCAACACGCAGCGTGAAAAAGTGAAAGATGAGCTGTCACGTTACAGCGACACGCGGATCAGCCTTGCTAAAAGCCGCGAAGGTTCATCGCTTGGATTTCTTTTCCCCTCTGCTGAAACGCTTGAAAAAGAAAAGCGTCAGCTAAAGGGGCAGCTCGAAGACCTTGATTCAGCGGCATCAACAGCCAGAGATAACATCACTAACGCAACTAATGCCCGCTTCCTTGTGAAAACAGGCGTTGCTGACCGGGCTAAAGCTCTTCAAAGCGATATTCAGGCGGCGACAGCCGCAGCGGCTGATGCGGGAAAAGTCGAATCCCCCTGGGGTGGAGAGGACCCCGCTAAAGCAGACAAAAAAGCCGCGCAGGCGCTCAAGCAGTTTAAGTCCCTTCGCAATGAGATAGAGCAGGCGCACGCTTCCAGCCTGGAAAAAATCAACCTTCAGGAAAAGGCATCGCAGGAAAAAATCCTGAAGGAGGCTAAAGCCTCTGGTGTGAGTCAGGCTGAAGTTCAGCGCGTGATGACGCTCAACGCGGCAAACTATCAACAGCAGCGTCAGGAACTGGCTGAGCAGTATTCTCCGGCTAAGGCGGTTATGCGTCAGGAGTCAGAGGCAAGCCGCGACCTTGAACAGCTATATGCGGCACGTCTGATGACTGAGCAGGAGTATCAGTCAGCCCGTATTACGCTTGCAAATGACTCTGCCCAAAAGCTTATTCAGGCACAGGCCAGCCGTACGGCAGCACCGAAACTGAATATAGCGGGTGAAGTTGACCCGGTCGCGCAGCTCCAGAATCAGCTTGTGCAGCAGCAGAGCCTTTACGATGCCTATTACGCCAACGGCAAGCTCAATAAGGAAACCTATGAAGCGCTGATGCAGAAATCCTCAAGGGATTCAGCTGATGCGCAGTATCAGGCTGCTCTTAATCTTTATGCAGGGCAAAGCGCGCTGAATAAAGGGATTGTGAGCCTGGCGGAAGCAGCGTCGGAGAGAGTGACCAACTCCCTGACAGGGTTGCTTACTGGCACACAGTCTTTTAAGGAGAGCATTTCAAACCTGTTTGCGTCGCTGGCTCAGAGCGTGATTAAAAGTCTGGTTGAAATGACCGCACAGGCTCTGCTCACTAAAACAGTGCTGTCATCTTTTATGAGCTTCGGCGGTTCCGCATTAGGTGCTGTCGGGTCAGGTGTGGCGGCATCGGCGGGCAGTACCGGCGCGATGGGCATGAGTACCAGTTATCAGGGGTTTGACAGTGGCGGCTTCACGGGAGTTGGCGGGAAGAACGATCCGGCAGGTGTGGTTCATAAAGGTGAATTCGTTTTCACCAAAGAGGCAACGGAGCGTATTGGCGTTTCAAACCTTTACGACATGATGCGCGGATATGCTGACGGCGGGCTGGTTACTGCACCCACTGAGCGGCCTGTAGCGTCCGGCGTGGCGCGTTCTGGTGGTGGTACTCCGGTAATCAATATTGGCGATACGGTTGTTCATATCAGCGGATCGTCTGACAGTGGGGACGCAGGTACTGAAAAAACTGCATCAGCAGCGAAACAGCTGCAGGGAATAATCCGCAAAGAAGTTAATGATTGGGCTAAATCACAAATGACTCCTGGCGGGGTTCTCTACAACGGGCGGCAGTAACAATGGCGACAGACACTTTTACATGGGAAGTCAGGCTGCAGGCCAGTGAACAGGTTAACGTCTCAACAAACGCTGCGCAGTTTGGTGACGGTTATAAGCAGGTGTCCGGTCGCGGTATCAATGATGAGTCTGAAACCTGGTCGCTGACCTGTAACGGCAGGAAGGCTGTCATCGCCGAGCTGAGGGCCTTTCTTAAAGCACACGTTGCCAGTTCATTCTGGTGGACAAATCCATGGGGTGAGAAAAAGCTGTTCAGGGTAAAGGCTGATTCAATTAATCCCAAATTCATCAACGGTGATTTTGTGGAGATCACTTTCACCTTTGAGCAGGCTTTTGCGCCGTGACATGTCACGATATTACAGGACGCTCAGGCGTCCTTTTTTTATGGGTGAAAAATGAGTTTTAATCAGGATGTACAGACGCTGGAGCCTGGCAGTCTGGTGCAGTTGATTGAAATTGACGGCACTGATTTTGGGCTTGATACCGTGCTTCGCTTTCACGCCTACAACATTGCGTCAGACGGGTGGAAATCCTTTGCGGCTGAAAACCTGCCTTCAATCATCTGGCAGGGTAATGAGTATGATCCGCACCCTTACGAGCTGACAGGCGTTGAAATGACCAGCTCAGGGACGCAGCCAACACCAAAACTTTCTGTCGGGAACGTGGGTAATTATGTCACCGCGCTTTGCCTGCAGTTTGATGATTTGGTAAAAGCCAAAGTCAAAATACATACCACGATGGTCAAGTATCTGGATGCAGCTAACTGGACGGCAGGCAACGCCAGTGCCAATCCGCAGGAAGAGCGCCTTCAACTTTTTTATGTTAACGCAAAGACAGCAGAAACCCGCGTTCAGGTGGATTTTGAGCTGTGTTCACCGTTCGACATTCAGAGCCTGCAGTTGCCCTCGCGTCAGATTACACCCGTCTGCACATGGTGCATGCGTGGCTGGTACCGGACGGGAACCGGCTGTGATTATGCCGGTAATCGCTATTTTGCCAAAGACGGCTCACCGACTTCTGACCCGTCAAAGGACGTGTGCGGCGGTCGCCTGGCAGACTGTAAGGCGCGTTTTGGAGATAACGAGCCGCTACCTTTCGGGGGCTTCCCTGCCGCCAATCTTCAGGGGAAATAGTGATGCGCCAAAAAATTATGGCGGCAATCACAGAACATGTGGCCGCTGAGTATCCGAAAGAAGCCTGTGGGCTGGTGGTTCAGGCGGGCAGGGCTCAAATCTATATCCCCTGCAAAAATATTTCAGACAATCCAACCGAGCATTTTGCCATTTCGCCCGAAGAAAAGCGGGAAGCGGAAAAGAAGGGCGCAGTGCTGATGGTCATTCACTCTCACCCTGACGTGCCGCAGCTTATACCGTCTGAACGTGATCGCGTGCAGTGCGATTATTCTGGCGTTGAGTGGGGGATCATGTCGTGGCCGGACGGCGATTTCTGCACGATTAGCCCGAGAGGTGAACGCGAGCTGGTCGGGCGTCAGTGGGTGCTTGGCTTCGCGGATTGCTGGACGCTCATCATGGATTATTACCTTCAGGAACATGGTATTACGCTGAATAACTGGTCGGTGGATTACGAATGGTGGATTGACGGCAAAGAAAACCGCTATGACGAAAACTGGCAGGCCGAAGGTTTTATTGAGGTTCCACCTCCTGAAATGCGCGAAGGTGACATGATCATGATGCGCATTCAGGCCCCGGTAACAAACCATGCCGCTATTTATCTCGGCGACAACCTCATTCTTCATCATAACTCGGGCAATCTTTCGACACGCGTTCCTTACGGCGACTACTGGCGTAACCGAACGGTACGGGTTGTCAGGCGTAAGGAGCTGGCTGATGCTTAAAACGATGCGTTTAAAAGGGATCATGGCAAAAAAGTTTGGGCGGGTTCACCGATTCCACGTTGCAGACCTGCGCGAGCTTATCCGCGCTATGTGTTCACAGGTGCCGGGCTTCAAAAAGTACGTATCTAACGCGCACCTCAATGGCGTTCGTTTTGCATTCTTCAGTGGCAAAGACAATATCTCGCTTCAGGAGTTTGATATGTGTTCTGCGTCTGCTGAGTTTGAAATGGAGCCCATCATTGAAGGTTCAAAGCGCGGCGGCACGTTGCAAATCATCATTGGTGCTGTTGCTATTGTGGCCGCATTTTTTACAGCGGGTGCATCTCTCGCAGCATATGGTGCGGCGCTTGGCACCGCAACGGCAGCAGGGTTAGCCACAACCGCACTGACAAGCCTGGGTATCAGCATGTTGCTGGGCGGAGTGGTTCAGATGCTGACGCCGCAGCCCAAATTTAATGTTGGCGCTTCATCCAGCACGGACAACAAGCCCAACTATGCATTCGGTGCGCCTGTTAACACCGTTGCGATGGGCTATCCGGTTCCCGTTCTCTACGGCGAGCGTGAAATTGGCGGGGCGATAATCAGCGCAGGCAGCTTTACCAGCGATCAGCAATAAATTTTTTGATTACCACAGGCCACCTTCGGGTGGCTTTTTTTATGGGTGAAATATGCGGCTTCTCGAAGGTGTGACTATCCAGGGTAACAAAGGTGGTGGCGGGGGCAGTGCGCACACTCCGGTAGAGCAGGCTGATGATCTGCTTTCAGTCGCGAAACTCAAAATGCTGCTGGCAATCTCTGAAGGTGAAATTCAGGGTGATTTAACCGCACAGCAAATTTTCCTTAATGATACGCAGCTCGCGAATAACGACGGCAGCTACAATTTCACTGGCGTTATCTGGGATTGGCGCAAAGGCACACAGGACCAGACCTACATTTCTGGCATGCCAGAGGTTGATAACGAGCTGTCTGTTGGTGTTACCGTTACGCAGTCACTGCCCTGGACGCGCCAGTATAACAACCTGTATCTGGATGCCGTGCGCATCAAACTGAGTCTGCCCGTTCAGTATCAGTATAAAGACAACGGCGACATGGTGGGCACTGTGACGCAGTACGCTATAGACCTGTCTACTGACGGCGGCGGCTGGGTTCAGGTGGTTGATGGCCGTTTCAGCGGTAAAACGACATCCGAGTATCAACGCGATCACCGCATTGATTTGCCTCGGGCCAGCAGCGGCTGGTCAATCCGGGTTCGTCGCATTACCGCTGATTCAACTTCATCAAAGCTGCTTAATGCTTTTCGCGTTTTCTCTTTTGCTGAAGTCATTGACAGTAAGCTGCGCTGCCCCAATACCGCACTGCTTTATATCGAAGTTGACTCAAGCCAGTTCAACGGGCAGGCCCCAAAAATTACCTGTAAGCCAAAAGGCAAACTGGTGCGCGTCCCAACAACCTATGACCCGGTCAGCCGTAGCTATAACGGCACATGGTCAGGTGATTTTAAGTACGCCTACACCAACAATCCGGCATGGGTCTTTTACGATCTGGTTCTGGACAAAATTTATGGCATGGGAACGCGTGTTGACGCTTCCATGATTGACAAGTGGGAGCTGTACAACATCGCGCAATACTGCGATCAGCCTGTGCCAAATGGCGCTGGTGGTACTGAGCCACGATTTACCTGTAACGTCTTCATCCAGAGTCAGCAGGATGCTTACACCGTTCTGAAGGACATAGCGGCAATATTTCGCGGCATTACCTTCTGGGGAAACAACCAGATTTTCGTCAACGCAGACGTGCCGCAGGTCGATTCAAACGGCAACGTCGATGTGGATTTTGTTTATCACGCATCAAACGTGATTGACGGGCTGTTTACCTATGCAGGTGGCAGCTATAAGAATCGTTATTCATCCTGTCAGGTGAGCTGGTCAGACCCAATCAATCACTACTCGGATACGGTTGAAGGCGTTTACGATTCCGATCTGGTTCAGCGCTATGGTGTGCGCGAAATGAGCCTGACGGCGATTGGTTGTACTTCGCAAAGCGAGGCTCACCGCCGTGGACGCTGGGCTATTCTGTCGAATGCCAAAGACGGCACTGTTTCATTTGGCGTTGGCCTGGATGGTTATATTCCGGTGCCGGCTGAAATCATCGGCGTTGCTGATCCGTTCCGAAGTGGCCGGCAAAACGGCGGGCGGCTGAGTTCGGTTAACGGGCGCAGCTTCGGACTTGACCGCGCCATTGACTACGCCGCTGGCGACAGGTTTGTGGTGAATCTGCCAGATGGAACGGCTCAGACACGCACTATATCCGCCGTCAGTGCGGACAAAAAAACGGTAACGGTAGCCACCTCATTCAAGACGGACCCTGTTGCAGGTGCGGTATGGGCAATTGACAGTGACAAGCTGGCGATCCAGTACTTCCGCGTTACGTCCATTTCAGGCAATGACGATGGCACGTTTACTGTCGCTGGCGTCCAGCATGACCCGAACAAGTACCGCTACATTGATGACGGTGTACGCATTGAGCCTGCTCCCATTACTGTAACGCCTATCAACGTTCTGAAGGCCCCGACTAACATTAAGCTGGAAGAAGTCAGCTACGTTGAGCAGGGCTTGTCTGTGGCATCAATGCAGGCGACATGGTACAGGGTAGAGGGTGCGATCAGTTATGTAGCTCAGTGGCGTAAGGATAAGGGCGACTGGGTAAACGTCAGTCAGACCAGCGCTCAGGGCTTCAGCATTCGCGGCATCTATACGGGCGTTTACGATGTCAGGGTAAGAGCTGTCAATGCTGCTGAGGTGTCATCACCCTGGGGGTACGCAGATTCAACAGCGCTGACGGGTAAAGTCGGTAAGCCCGGCACGCCTGTTAACCTGATGGCAACAGATAATGTGGTATGGGCTATCGATGTCACATGGGGTTTTCCTGACGGTTCTGGCGATACTGCTTATACCGAAATTCAGGTTGCCACGACGGCAGACGGCCTTAATCCACAGTTCCTGGCCTATGTTCCTTATCCGGGTGTCAGCTATCAGCATGGCCCTATGCCTGCTGGCGTTCGTCGCTGGTATCGCGCCCGACTGGTGGACAAAATAGGGAATACCGGTGACTGGACAGACTTTAAGGCGGGTATGTCAAACGTCAACGCCGATGATCTGATAGGCAGCGTGGTTGAAGAATACCTTCAGTCTGATGACGGCAAGGCGTTACTCACACCACTCATTACCGATCCGAATGCCCTGGCCGAAAGCATTCTCGCTAATTATGACGATGTTGAGCAGCAGTGGGCCAACTATGGAGACAATAAAGCAGGTGTAATTCAGGCCAAAAAGGTTGCCGCTGATGCACAGAGTTCGGTTGCCGAGCTAAACACGACTGTCACGGCAAAATTCGCGGAGCAGCAGGCTGCTATCGAGGAAAAACTGACGGCCTATGCGGACGCAAATGGTGGCTCTGCAATCTATACGCTTAAGGCGGGAGTGCAGTACGGCGGCACGCAGTATGATGCAGGTTTGTCTGTTGCGGTCACCATCAACGGCAGTTCAGTTGATACACGCTTCGCGGTCAATGCCAATCAGTTTGTCGTCATTAATGGTAGCGGTAAAAACGTTTATTCACCCTTCGTTATCAAAGACGGACAGGTGCTAATCAGCCAGGCATTTATTGGCGAGGGTTGGATAACAAACGCCATGATCGGCGGGTATATTCAGTCGAATAACTATGTGGCGGGCTCTGTCGGTTGGAGAATCAGTAAAGACGGTAATTTCGAAAATAACGGCACTGATGGCAGTGGGCGCATGACGCAGACAAATACCGCAATAAGCGTTTATGACGCAAATGGCGTGCTGCGTGTGAAAATGGGGAAACTAAGTTAATGGCCTGGGGATTTGGTACGTGGGATGCAGCCGGAAGAGATAATAACACTGGACTGGTCAAGATAAACGCTGTAGGGACTATGCAGTTTGATAGCAATTACACGGGAACGCAGTCATTTTATTTGCCTTCTGGCTACTCCCTGTCTTACCTGCATCAGGCCGGGGGTAATTACATCGGGAGAATGCGAATAACGATATCTGGCAACAGTGTGACAATATCGAGCGTTGCAAATGACGATTATTCTTCGGGAACCTTAGGTAAATATCAGATGAACTTTGTAGTTGTCTATGCGAGGTAAGTTATGTCGTTTGGGGCGCTTCTGACAGATTCCCAAGGCGTGCCATTTTACATAGATGGCACAAGACCATTGACTCTGGTCAATAAAGTTGTTTACAGCGTTCCATCACCTGGCGGGTTAAGATCAATAGATTTGTACCCGAATGACGGTGTGATGAGGTTTGTTTTCATTCAGGATAACGCGGGTACAACAAGCAACTACTGTTCGTGGTTGCAAATGGACAGCAACACATGGCGGCTGTATATGAATTACCAGACTGGAACCTCAGTAACTGTTTTCATTTTTGGGTATGCAAACCAACCCGTCCCGGCGTGGGGGGTGGCGATTTGGGATGCCCAGAATAATTGCATTCTGACCAACGAAAGCAAAGTTCTGAGGGATGTGACTTCATTAGGGGATCAGTCATCTGATACGAATTCGGGATTTAGATACACTGGTACTTTGGCCGGCAGTTGGGCTGTAGCTCCCTTCTGGAGTGGTTTATTTACGGGAGTTGATAATTCAACAGGTCAGGCAAGACCGGTGAGCGCAACATTCTATCTAGCTGCTCATTTCAATGGATCACAAACTTTTTTACGTTCTGGCATTGGTCAGGGGTCAGTAGACGGTAATGTTTCCAATCCCAGTTATAGCAATTCACGATGTTTGCTAACTTGCATTAATGTCGATAAATATTGAAATTCGATCTTTTTGATCAATAAGATTAATTGATGTATATTTTAATTATGTGTAAAAGGATATTAAACATAAATAAGGGTTTCATCGTGAAGAAAATTGCTTTATTAATTTTAGTTGCCCTGCTTTCAGGGTGCCAAACGTTACCTCCAACACAGTGCACTGCAACGGCCAGCATCGGTGGTCAGGATACCACTGTTCAGATATACGGCGTCAGAAAGCAGGCGAACCAGACACAGTATTACGCTGGAAACCCTTTCGGGTGGAAGTGGGTATCAAAAAACAATTTTACCCATTCCACCTGTGAAAAATGATTAGCAGCCTTATCCTACAAGACCCGGCCTCCGTGCCGGGTTTTTTATTGCCCGGAGATAACCTATGCCAGCAGGCACTATCGCACTAACCAACAAATCAGCCACAGTTGCCGGTACTGGTACCAGCTTCACCACTGAGTTAAAGGTAGGAGATTTCGTATACGTCAATGTGGGTGGCGCACCTTATACGCTGGTGGCCGCAAACATCACCTCAGACACGCAGTTAACTCTGTCCGTTGCCTTTGATGGTCCTACAACCAGCGGTTTAGCCTGGAATTCTGTTCCGGCGTCTTTGCAGGTTGCTATTACGCAAAAAATCCTCAATGACTTTGCCAGTGTGGCGCGCGGCCGTATTCTGGACTTTCAGAACTGGCAGAAAATATACAGTGATGCGCAGTCTGTCGATGTTATCCGTCCGGACAGAACGACTTTCACTGGCCCGAGCTGGGGATACATGGCTGCTCAGTATGCTAACAAGGCAGACAAATCAGCCCTTGATGCTTATGCCAAAAAGGGAGCCAACAGCGATATCACATCCCTTAGCGGCATGACTACTGCGCTTTCCATCGCCCAGGGCGGGACAGGAGCAAAAACAAAAGCAGATGCGTGGATAGCGCTGGCAACTTTTGGGAACAGCGCGGGTACGGCAGCTCAAGGTAACGACAACCGGCTAAATTCATTAGATGGAAAAAGTGGTGGCAGTGTATCTTCCCAAATTTTCGTTAACCAACAGTCATCCGACGTTGCTGATTTACCTTTAATTTTACGGCGTAGCCAGTACGTTAATGGCGTTTGGTTTGGCGGCGGGATTCGTTTCTACTTACGCTCCGATCTTTCTCAGGAAGGCGCTGACATGTATATTCAGCGAAATTCAAATGGTGAACGTCTTTTCTATCAGCGTATTTTCAACGGAGACGGATCAATACCTGCTGTTTTTTCTTTCAGTAGTAACGGGAGTTATTACGCCTACAATGGTTCTTTTCAAAGCCTTTCTGATAAAAGAATAAAAGATGAGATTGAGACAATAAAAGACCCACTCGCGAAAATGAAGCAAATTTCGGGAGTAACTTTTAGGCGTCGCGATACCGGAAACTGGGGAATTGGCTTTATCGCGCAGGATGTCGAAACTGTTTTTCCAGAAGCGGTAAGTGATCTTAGTTACGATGTTACCCTTAAAGATGGTTCAGTAGTCAAAGGCGTTAAATCACCTGATACGGCTAATGTGGCCGCTGCACTTCACCATGAAGCGATACTGGCTTTGATGGAGAAAATTGAACAGCGCGACGCTGCAATTGAAGAGCTACAAAAACGCGTTAGAGCTATTGATGGCCTGGACGCCTAAAAAGCCCGGCGACCTGCAATCACTAGACTGATCCTGTCTCAGCAGGTTTACGGGGTGGGTGATTAAAGCTTAGTCACTCGCCCCGCACCCTTCAAAATAAAATTCCTTTCCTACCAACACCTTTACAAATCTCACAGACACACCGGCTTGATCATTTTGATGGGATGATATTACTGTAATTATATACAGTATAAATCGGAGGGTAAAAAATGCCCCGTGACTATGAAATCATGATTGCTTTTCGCCAGGCCATTAAGCGCGATAGCGAAGGCCGCTACACACTCAGCACTCTGGACTTTGTATGCGAACTTGACGGCCTGAACTGGCATTACACGCTTCGCGCCGCTAACAAGTGGATAGAGACGCACACAACAACCTTCCGCGACATCTCAAATTCTGAAGGCGAGGAGCGCGTGTTTCAGGTTTTCAATCCCAATGGTGGCTTCTGATGTTCGCCCTGGTTGACGTTAATTCGTTTTACGCCAGTTGTGAGACAGTGTTCAGACCGGACCTGCGCGGAAAACCTGTCGTTGTTCTCAGCAACAACGACGGTTGCGTAATTGCCCGGTCTGCAGAAGCCAAGGCGTTGCAGATACCTATGGGAGCGCCTTACTTCAAACTCAAGAATGATTTCAGACGACATAACGTTCAGGTCTTCAGTTCCAATTACGCGCTTTATGCCGATATGAGTAATCGCGTCATGACGACCCTGGAGGACATGGCCCCGGCAGTCGAAATATATTCAATTGATGAAGCTTTCATGTGCCTGGATGGCATGCAACGTCTTACCTCACTTGATGATCTCGGGCGAAAGGTACGAGCCAGAATCAAACAAGAAACCCACCTCACTGTTGGCGTTGGTATAGCGCAGACAAAAACTCTCGCGAAGCTGGCTAACCATGCCGCTAAAAAGTGGAGTAAGACAGGCGGCGTTCTGGACTTGTCTAACATTGACCGGCAGAAAAAGTTGCTTGCCCTTGTTCCTGTAGAGGATGTCTGGGGCGTTGGGCGGCGCATCAGTAAAAAACTTAATGCCATGGGTATCACCACGGCTAAAGACCTCGCTGAGCAGAGCACTTACATCATCCGAAAACACTTCAACGTCGTGCTTGAGCGCACCGTCAGGGAACTGCGTGGCGAGCCCTGCTTAGAGCTTGAAGAGTTTGCACCAACCAAACAGCAGATAGTGTGCTCACGTTCGTTTGGATCACGTATCACCGAATACATGGACATGCGTCAGGCCGTCTGTGCTTTTGCAGAACGCGCTGCAGAAAAGCTGAGGAAGGAAAGGCAGTACTGCAAACAGATCGCTGTATTTGTCCGTACCAGCCCGCACGCAGAGGGTGAAGTGTTTTACGGCAATCAGGCCAACGGGAAATTGCTCACGCCTTCTAACGATACCCGCGACATTATCCGGGTGGCTATGGACGCACTGGATCAGATATGGCTCGACGGTCACCGTTATATGAAAGCAGGCGTAATGCTGGGCGATTTTTTCAGCCAGGGAGTGTCTCAGCTCAACCTGTTTGATGAGTACCGGCCACAGCCTAACAGCGAAGCTCTGATGCGTGTTGTTGATGGACTTAACCAGAGTGGCAAGGCAAGCTTGTTTTTTGCAGGGCAGGGAATAGAGAAGTCATGGGCCATGAAGCGCGAGATGCTTTCACCTGCTTACACGACCCGTTTTGCAGACCTGCCAATTGTGAAATAAGGGCGAGTTTTACCATCATTTTACCATTGTTTTACCATCACAAAGCGCAGGCAATAAAAAAGCAGCCGTAACAGGCTGCTTTTTAAGGGTAATTTGGTCGGCACGAGAGGATTTGAACCTCCGACCCCTGACACCCCATGGCAATGTGCAACCTAAGTTGCGATTCTTGAAATATGCGGTATCGCTTTAGCAAAATCTAATAAGTGGAATGTAGCATTTTTACGACCGAAGTTAGATTTCCATTCGATGAATTCATCCTTATCAGAAGGGAGTCCATAATAATGAACATGCGCTTTGCTTTTAGATATTCTTGTCCATATGTGTTCGTCAACTTGATGAACTCTAGCACCTACTATAAAAATTTTAGAGCAGCTTGAAAGGCTATCAAACCACATTTGCTGCTGTCTATGTACATATTCAGGGCTTACCCTGACAGCCTTCCCTTCTGCAAAAACTGACATCGCAGGTGCGGCACTATCCTCAGAAATTGACCTCCATATACTTTCCGGTTGACTCAAAGGAGAAATAGGCAGGTTGTAGTCATACACAGAGCCTCTAATCACTACATTCTTCATAACTAAGGATTTAGTGTCGTGCCAAAAATTACTTGAGCCATGTATCTTTAGTATTCTCAAAAAGCCATTTTCATATTCATTACTGTATTTAGTATTAAGTCCTACCCTAGAAGCTGCAATTTCTAGCAGTAAATCATAATTCAAGCTAACAAATATAAATCGGCGTAAGTTTAAAGAGCGTAAGAGCTTTATATAGCAATTGTTTTGTCCGGGCGAAAATCCTGCTAAGTATCCACCCAATTCCCTTTGAAAAGACATCACGTTATTATTTGAAGAAATTAAATATTCTTTCATGCCACGTTCGAAGTTATCTCTAAAAATTTTCTTTGTTTCTTCGGGAAGTCTAGCTGCTGTCTTGCCTAAGGACTCAAGTTTTTCGAATAGCATACCACCCAGAGGAGGAGGGTAAGGTGAAACATCACCACTTCCGAAACTCGCTCCTGCACCCAGTAAAATTATGTTAGCCATGTGATAACCTCATGTCTTAAAATTCAAATGACGTCATAATATCATGGCTCAATGGTTTATAAGTTGCTGAAATTAAAGGTTGCTAATTAAAGCTTAATTTATGAAAAAATTAACTAACATCTTGTTTTTTCTGAAATAAACGTACGATTTAAAATCCCTCGATCGCAAGGTCGTGCGGGTTCAAGTCCCGCCCCGGGCACCATATTGAAACACCAATAAAATCAATCAGTAGCAATGTCGTTTAAGCCGCCTCTTTGGGCGGTTTTTTTGTATCTGACATTCGGCAGTGGCGATGAAATGGCGATGAATTGGCGATGACATTTTTTGCTGCCATCTTTCATCACGGACCGTCAGCCCATCCTTATCCTCGTACTCTCCTGACTTGCATAAACCTGCATTTTGGCATCCCTCAGCTTCAGGCCCGCGTCGAAAACTCAAGGCCAGGTCGTTCACGAACTGAAAAGGAAAACAGATGCGTGCAGGCTGTAGTCAGCGGCATCAGCGCTAGCGTTTGAGCTTGATGGGCAACAGCCAAAAGAGCAGGGAAGCCTTCAACCGCAGGAATAAAATTAATTGCTCATTTTATGTGCTATGCTGAATTTCCGTTTCACAACTTAGGCTCACATGGACGACGATGATGAACGGCCCTATATTATCTTTACCGCAATCGGTAAAGCCGTGCTGGAACTGCTTGATGTAAAAGAAGGTTTTTTTGATTTAGAGCTTGCTGAAATACTTGAAGACTGGATGAAAGAGGAGACGAATCCACTTCAGGCGGAGGTTTACAGAATGGCGGCGGAGTTTGTCAGGGCAGGGAAGGCAGTAAATTAAAAAGGCCTGCGTTACACAGGCAGAAACTGTTACAAGGGAAAATCCAGCAGTCAATTTTGACTGACTGTGGAAGCATACAGTGATCGTGCTTTTTAGATACAACTGAATGAGATTTGATCGATAAAAGGCACGATATGCCTGTGTCAGATATAAAAAAGCCCACTCGGATGTGGGCATAGCGAACAGGGCTATAAAGATAAGGTACTATCGATTACATTTTGATTATCGGCCGGAAAGAAGAAACCTTCAGGCATGAGTAAGAATAAAACCAGGTTGACGAGATTATTTTATAAAATATTTATATTTCAACCATTTGCTCTCTAAGTTACGCGCTTTGCAGAGCCTGTTTCTGATAGTGATTTCGCCCGTCCTCTTCATCCATCGGTGTGCCCAAAATCTCTCTTCCGAATGCGTATCCCTGCCATGCCTTCACGGCCTCTTGCGCCGTGAAATACAAAAGTGTTTCAACAGATGCCTTTACAGCGCAAGCATGAATTTACGCGCTTCGCTAAAACAACGAGCTAAGCTTCGAATCTTGTTTTTAACATTAAACCAGAGTGTTGCCAGCGATCCGTTAAGTGGCGTTGGCGCGCGTCTTTCGAAATGAAAACAACCGACTGTTCGCTCTGGCACAGAATGCTTTCCTGTCATCGCGATCTTAAATCAACAAAGGCGTACTTATCCCATTCAGTGCACTAACCTTGTCAATACATACCGACCAAACTGACAAGGACAAGCCGTGCCCGGACATCAAGCAGAAATCGATTTCGGTTCAGACCACATCATCATAGCGCGCCGCTACCGGGCCCTTGGGGCACTGAACGATCTCTTTATCGCGATATGGTTTTTGACAGGAAGCGTTCTTTTTTTCTTCGACTCGCTAATGACCGGCGGTACCTGGTTATTTGTGGTCGGCAGCCTTCAACTTCTGTTACGCCCGGCGATAACCCTGGCAGAGCTTATTCATGTCAAACGTGTTTATCGCTCTCGCCCTGCCACTTCGCGGTGA